AAGAACTCGTAGTTATAAATATTAATGCGCCCTTCATCAAATAGACTAGCTAATGTGAAGTAAGGCTCAGAAGTTCTGTCTACTGATAGATTAGCTGTCTTAATACCAAAGTCTGAAAGCTCTTGAAGCATCTGAGCACTTTGGAATTGGTCGGCCGTAACTAGTGCAATGTTAAGCCTGTAAACCTGCTGTAGATATATAATAAAGTCACGTATCTTAGGTAGAGATATTCTATTCGGTTTTTTAGGTGGTTTAATTCTTAGCATGAAGTCTACAGTAATAACTGGAACTGTCGCTTCAAATTGATCTGGGTCTCCATACTTTATTTGGTCTTCTGTCTTTTGCTTCTGATAGATTGGTTTATGGCCTGAGATATGCGCCATTGCAATACCTGTGGCGTCACCTGATAGTGACAAGTCAAGATGAATAAACCTTGGGGCATGTGGATTTGCAAAGCGGTACTCTGGGTCTAAATAGAAGTTAAGCGGCATATAACCTTCTTCAAAGCTATTAGAAGTATTAGATAGTGGTATGTCTTGCCTAATAAATGGGTGACGCAACTCTTCTTTAACCGCTGCAGTATAGGCAGCATAATTTCTAAAGAACTTACTAAGCGAAGCTACAGAATATCCAGCGAGAGATTGTAGGCCCTCAATAATATTTAAAGTGAAGACATCATAGTGTTCAATTGGAATAGTGAGGACTACTTGTTGTATTTCAGTTGGAAGCGTGTCATATAAATCAATTGGTGCTCTCGCTGAACCTAGTGTTTCTGGTGTAAGAAGTGGCTTTCCAAACGCATGAAGAACAATGTTCAAGTCTTCAAATGTATTGATAATAAATGGTTCAAGGTTATTGCCACCTGCAAAAACTAGGAACCGTTCACCACAGTAGGCCTCAGGCTTAACGTCCCACAGAGCCGGGGAATAGATTTTGGTGTTCTTACTATGCCTATGTTTTTGAATTACCTCTTCTGTAAAGGATCCAACGTGTGTTGAAGAGGATACTAGAATTGTTAAGGAGTGGTTTTTGCCCCCTACAATAAAGCGGGTTTGTGAACGAGTTACTAATTGTGAGTAGAGCTCTAAGACTTTCTTATTGACGTTATAGTCGTTACCTTTTGTTGCGGCTTGTTCCCTAAAGTTTGCTTCATCAAGAATTGCTCCGATCATATCGAGACCTATAAAGTGACTGTGTGTTGATCCTACTGTTACAAACATTCTTTCTTCTGGCCATATAAGCGCGGAGTCAATTCCGGGCTTACGTTTGAAGTTATCTCTAAAATAAGGAATGTCATCTAACCATTCTGTAAGTTTTGCAAAACCTGAGTTCATAGCTTGTTCTTTTGTAATAGAAAGATAAGCGAAAGCAATTCTTGAGATTGCGTCTAAGTTAAACAAGCGAGCAATATTTTCATAACAAGATAGCTCGTAGATTTTTCTTATAATAACAAGAATGGCAAAAGTAGTTTTACCAACACCTTGCGCCCCGGTTAAAATCAGCTGATTAATTGGGGTTTCAGAATCAAACACTTCAATCAATGCATTTTTCCAGTAGTCGTAGAGAGTATTAACACTATTACCAACGTAATACGGGTTATTTACCCATTCACGAATTGGAACAATAGGTCTAATTAGTTTAGCCTCAAGTTTTGATAGAGCCTTAGCTTGCATATATGCACTTCTAATCGACTCTATCTCTTCTTTAGAATAAATATCTACCAGATTTTTTAATAATTCATCGAATTGCTTGTTTGAACTCATTAGCTTAGTATTGGAATTCATACTTTTGCCTCCTTAGTTATTAAAGCTCAATCATTAGTTGCAGTTTTGGTATGCTATCTGGAGCTACATTGCCTGGGTCATACTGTGTCATGTATTGAAGTGCGGGTTTTATTTGTGCTAAGATCCTTGCATTAACACCTTCAGCTGTAAATGGGTTACTCACGGGTTGGGTTGCGCCTTCGGCAGTATAGTCTGCCGAAAGATCTTCTGGATCATCTGTAGAATGACCACAGTAGATAAGCGTTACAATATTAAACATTTCTGGCTCTGAACCAGCGGTATTTGCAGCCTGAATGCTAGTTCTAAAATATATATGTGTAAGTTCTACTGTTTCGGTATTAATATTATCGCGTGCTACATAATAGTAATCACTAGGGAAATCAGTTGTGCTAGTATAGTTGTTTGTAGGCTTTGGACTTTTGTTTTTACGGACTGCCCCAAAGATCTCGGCGTCTTCAATCTTCTTAATATACATAAGTTTAATTTCTGGTGTGCCTTTATTAAAAATTGAGTTTAAAGTATCTCTAGGCTTTACGTCTTCTCGTTTATTTCTACTATAGTCCCTAGAAAACACAATATAAAAATCATATTTATTAGGTACTAGAAAGTCTTTCATTACGTCAAACTTAAAGTTACTATTTATTGTTAATTTATCCATTTAATCACCTCATATTATTCTAAGTCTGGCCTAGGTGCGGCTGTAAAGAGTTATACTACAGGAGGATTTTCTACGTAGTATGTTTTGTTTATTTCAGGGTCACCCGTAAAGTCCCTGTCTGTTCCTGAGAGCATATTGTAGTTCCAACTGGAGGCTGTTGTTCCTATTCCACTTGTTGGTATTCGCCAAGCATGTTGATAAGTCTCGGTTGGAGTAGAAGAAATTTTTAGGGCTGTACAATTACGGAACATACTCTGATAACAACGCTCGGTTAAAGTTGTCGCAGGGAGAGCTGGAGGTGAGGTTAAGGCTGTGCATCCATAGAACATACCATAATAACAATAATCTGCTAAAGTCGTCGCAGGGAGAGCCGGAGGTGAGGTTAAGGCTGTGCATCCTCGGAACATATTACTATAACAATTGCTTGCCAAAGTTGTCGCAGGGAGATCTAGAGGTGAAGTTAAGCTTGCGCATCCTTGGAACATACCATAATAACAATAACTTGCTAAAGTTGTCGCAGGGAGAGCTGGAGCTGAAACTAAAGCTGTGCAATCACGGAACATAAATTCATAACAATCGCTTGCCAAAGTTGTCGCAGGGAGGAGAGCTGGAGCTGAGGTTAAGGCCGTGCATCCTTGGAACATACTACGATAACAGTAATTTGCTAAAGTTGTCGC